CAGCACTAAAGTTTACCGATGCAGCTCGACCGAATACAGCAGCACTTGGATATAAAGCAACATCTCTACTGAAAGTAGTTAATGAAAACCTTAAAGTAAGAGCCTGAAGCTTAGATGCAATATTGGTATTGCCCACTGACAGAGTAGTTAAGTCATTCGTAGTGTTGCAAAAGATCTTTTTAGATGCTTCACAGTTAATGGCAATATCCTTACAAGAATCACCAGAGTCATCTTCAAATGCTGCATCCCTATAAGATTTATTGGTTACAAGTGCTGTGTAGTCAATACCTTTGTTTGCCACTTCAGCAAGTGCCTGAACAGCAGTCTCTCCACCATCTGAACCTTCAGAAACTTTTGCAGTTGACTGGGTTAAACCAAGCTTTCTGGCCGCTTCAGAATCTTCAGCAAAAGATATAGTAGACGTTCTTCCTGTTACACCAGTACCAATAACAAATTGATAACCATTGTGTACACAAGTCATACTATTGCTTGTTGCAGCCGCATTTAGTTCATTTGCAATTTCTACAGCAATATCAGCATAATCAGCAATAGATACAAGAGATAAGTCTAAGTCTGATACAGTGATAGTTTCTGTGTTGGTTGTTATTACTAGGTCACCACTATCACCTGAAATATCAGAAATTAGGTCGGCTGCGGTTTCGGTGCCACCTCCAGTAAGGTATGCATCTTGTGCAGTACGTAGGTTTACCAATACTGTAAAGTCTTTGGGTGTAGGTGTTTGACTGTAAAATGCAGAAGCAGCTTTGTATACTTCTGAGCTTGTTGCCCAGTCTGCACCAACACTAGCTAATGAAGTGTAAGCTCGTCCACGCTCGGTAGCATTAACCACTCCTTCTTCATCAGTCAAGAAACCAAGTATTCCAAAGTTGCCAGCAGATACACCAGAGGGTGACACTGAGATGTCAACATTAGCAAATTCAGTAATCTCAATCGCCATATTATTGTTCCTTTAATTAGGGGTTTACATCAAAGTTAATCAGATAAGATTCAAGGTTTCCCTCATAGAACTCACCACTAACTGAAATGCTTGTTATGTTATCAACTTCCTCAACAAATATACGGGTTGCATATACCTCTAGGGAGAAGCCTTGTCTAGTTTCCCACTCTTTTTCTAACTTTGCAGTTTCATCAGAGATAGGTGTACATTTTATAAAGCCATAACCTGATTTTATCATCAGGGCTTTCATTGCCTCAGAAGTCCAACCATGCATTATTTTTGATGATGGTATTCCTGTCGTATCAACTACACCAACTCTAAACAGCAATCTGGCAGCAGAGTATGTTACAAACGTGGTAGTGTTTTCAGTCTGAGTATTTATGGTTTGTGTAGGTATGCCTACTGGGTACTCTTGCAAGAACCTTATGTGGGCAAACTCATCAGCAGGTTTTGGGGCATTGTTTTGTCTAGCAGGATAAGAGAACTTAGGTATTCCAACCATAGTATCAACGAAAGATTGAATGACTTTTACATCAGCTCTTTGTAGTGTTGTTATAGACATTAAGGCTCCTTAGCTTCTATCAAAAATCCACGGAAACCAAATACAGTTTCATCAGCTTCTTGTAGTATGTTGTAAACCAAACCTTTATGTACGATTAAGTCTGTTTTCAAGTTTAACTTATAAATATCTTTTATGAACAGTGATCTGAAGTTACTAAATCGTGTTCCTCCATCTTCTACCCTTTTAGATACGCCAACATCAAACTGAGAAAACTTGTTACCTACAAGCAGTCTACCGTATATTGTAGAGTCAGAGTAGGCACCCTCTACCCAATCGTTGTCCTCATTAAACTCACCTTCAACCACACTCCTCAGAGTTATGTTTGTCAACATCTTAGGGTTAAAGGCACGTTGCATATTCATTGTCATATCTATGCACTCCTAAATCCAGTTAAGCATATCTTACGATAAAACATAAACCTTTTGCCGTAAGAAGTACTGGCCAGTTCATCGAAGGAAGGTGATACAGAAGATACAGCACTTTTGATTACTACATCATCTACTTCTTGGTGGGATATAGGTGCTAAAGTACCTGAGTCACCAGTAGAGGAATATTGAGCAACAGCTAGGAAGTGTGCTGCCCTGTAAATCTGAGCAACATCAAAATACTCTAACCACTTAGCAGGGCCATTCATTATCAAGGCTGCATCATCCAGAAACATCTGAATGGTGGCAGATTCAACATTTATAA